GCAACGCCCGTGCGCACCGATGACCCCACCGGGCCGCCGACGTGTGTTTCTAGCGGGGAATTCCGCTGAGTGTGGCGAGCGCCACGGCGGAAAACAAGCGAAAAAGAAGAAGGTGACGAGCCTTACTCGTCCCTTTAAAATCAATGACTTACATACAGACATTTGGCTGGTGTAACAGTTTGGGGATACTACCAAACCACCCGTACTTTAACGCAATCCGAGTACCCGTGCACCCTGAGCTACCAACCAGTCTACGAGATACGCCAACGGCTCAGACTGATTCGACAATGGGTCGATCCCGACCTGTAGCAGGACCGCCGTGGCGGCGTGCACGCACTCATGCACGAGCGTGTAAAGATTCCCATCAAACACGCCGATGACATGCTCGCCTTTCTTCCCCATCACATACGCGCCGAGGGAATCTCTCGGTGTCCCGCCTGAAAGCCGCCCGAAGTCGCGGGGCGCGTCCGTAAAGACTGCCCGCAACCCATAGGGCGCTACCTCAATTCCCCTTTGCACCGCTCGCCGCTTTCGGGGCCGCCGCTTCGACACCGGCTTTCCACGCCCGGAGCGCCGCCTTATCCGCCCAATCGCAGGATTCAGTTACGTTACGTTCGTTGATGATGCCGAGCATGAGCCCGTTGACCGTGTTGTCTGCTGGCCGTGGCGCGTGCTGACAATCCTGTAACAGGCTGTCGGGAGGGGTTTGTACGCTGGAAATAATCTGCGGCGGCGCAGACCCACACGCGGCAAGGGCCGCAAGCAGCAGACCGGCAACGATCTTATTTAGCATCGCTTGCCCCTGCCGCCGGAGCGCCGTAGATCGCTTCCCAATATGTTTCCGGGACTACCGCCGAGGCCGGAGACGGGTTCGCAGCTACCGCCGAGGCGAGGGATTGCACCGATGCTCGCCGGGCCGTGTGGGCGGCCTGTGTAGCCGCTGCCTGCGCGTTCATTGCCGACGACAATGCCTGTGCTTGATCCTGTGCGGCCTTGGCTGCTGCCTGCTCAGTAGCTACCTGTACCTGCGCGGCCTTGAGGTCTTGCTCGACACGCTCGTACTTGAGATAGCCGATATAGGCTGCGCCTGCTGCACCAACTAGCAGGACAGCGCCGATAGCGATGCTGATTAGCCTCGCCTGTAGAGTTGCGAGTATGGCTAGTCCTCCCGTTCTACGACCGGCTGCTTACTGAGCGAATCCCACAAGGTCCGGTCCTTATTGAAAATGCGCCGCTTGAGCGCTACTGTTGTCCGCCAGAATCGCGGCATGGCACACCAAAGATAGACGAGCGTAAGGACGAAACCGGCCGCGCTAACGAGCTTGTTAAACGGGAACGTCGCGGCCGATATTGCAGCCGCGCTTGCTGCGTTGGAACCTGTCGCACGTTCCGCAACCTGCTGTGCGTGGTCAAGCAATCCCATTAGCTAGTCGCCTCCGGTGTAGTCGTCGTAACCGGCATGTCCACTAGCGTACCGCCAGCAAATAGATACCGGTTAGGTGAAGTTGACGCCGTACCGTCTGTCGGTGCCGCCGCGACTAGCTCTTGCTGCACGGTAACGAGAGGGTCTTGCGTCGTGTCCGGCAAACCGTCAATCGCGATAGATTGCGTGTACACAGGCAACTTTGATGCGGTGTAAGTCGTGCTGTCTACGTAAGACGCTACCGTAACCAAGGTACGGCTCGATGCGTAATCAAGCTGAATACTCTGCACAACGTGGTATTGCGCTGGCGCGCCCGTGGCAGGAGTTGTATAAACGAATTGGATAGCCATGTAATTAGAAGTTAGATACGTCGATCAGTAGGCCAGTCCATGCGAGCGCAGAACCGTAGCCAGTCCAGTTTGAAGGCGACCCGGGGCTACCGTAGGTAGCGTTATTCCATGTGAAAGTAACGTTACCGCCGCTATGCGACCAACCCGATATTCCTAGCAAGGTGTTCTGTGCACTGTTGGAATTGCCTCCGGGAGAAAACACACACGAGGCAGTAACGCAGCACGCCGACGCCGCTTTCGCTACACCGGTACTATAGGAATTGGAGTACGGCCCGGGCCATGTAATCTGGCCCCATCCCGGACCCATGTTACTGACGACACCCGTGAGATACGACATCGGCCGCAACATAGGAATAGCCGCATCCGCGATAAGCTGTCCTGAATCATTGAAAACCTGTAGACCGCAGCGTGCATTGCTCGCCGGAACTGCGTCCATACGATCAAACACGTAGACCTCAAACGTCGCGGGAGACGAGGACCAAAAAAGCGCTGACCATTGCCCCGCGCTTACTTGCTGACACGTCACGATTGCGACGGATGCGACGGGAGAATAAAACGCGACTACGGGTTGATTCGCTGAAAAATTGAATGTGGCAATCGGGGCTTGGCATCCGTAGATAGTCCCCGTGTTGCTTGCTGAAATATTTAACGTGCCTGTCGCCGTCGTTACGGTCGTGTGCACGCTTAGTCCCAAGTTGAGGGACTCCCCATCTATCTGATACAAACCAGTATCAGTGAATGCCTGAAATCCTGCGGTAATCAGTACACTCCTATAACGATGATCCCTGCCGCGTACTCGTCGTACGACGCGTTAAGAGCCGCGTATGCCCATGTGACCGTGCTGCCCGAAAGGGAGAAGGTCGGGGACATGATGCCCCCGTAGCCGTAGGAAAGGTGATAGGTCTTGTCACGCTGGTACGCGACGAACGGCTGTCCCTGAGATAGACGGGAGTCCGTAAAACTCCCGCCTTGTCCACCGGTTAATCCCTGAATACTAAGAACACGCCCACATCGTTGGGTAGCGTCGAGGATCAACGCCCCCGACGCATTCCAAATCTGCAACCCTGCGGGCATTACCAGATACCCGCGCGTACGCGTAACGTACCGTTTTGGTCGTACACGGTCATGGTACTATTGTTTAGATTCAAATACCCACTGCCTCCGTTAGCCCCGTTGAACGTGATACCGTTCGCCTTGTCGATCACCCATAAAGGCTGACCGTTTGCACCTACGGTAGTGGACTGGATTGTCTGTCCAATCATAGCGTTGGTAATCCAACCAGTACCGATGAGCGCCTGATTGATGTATGTCTGACCGCCTTGGATGACGAACGGTGTAGTAACCGACGAGCCATTAGGATCAATCACAGCAAACTGTGATGCAGCGACATAGACCTGAGACGTGAGCGTGCCTCCGCTCGACGCTGCGCCGATACCGATACCGGCCATGTAGGACTGGCCGCCTGCTGATACAGAGACCTTAACCGTGTACAGCGAAGATACCGTGCCGTTGGTTGATGCGATTGCCGTGGCGTTGGTTTGAACAGCCGCCGAGTTACTGGCGGTACTCGCCTGTATCGTCGTGATTTGCTCCGCCTGCGCTTCCTGTGCGGTAACGCGCGTGGCCGTCTCTACCTGAACTGCTGCGGAGGTATCCCCCATAACTGCCGCGAGCGTATCAACCTTCTGTGCTAACTGTAGGTCTGCCTCTTGACGGTAATCCGTCTCCGTCCACTCGCCCGCATAGCTGCTACCGTCCCCCGAGAACATGCTCGAATCGCCGGAGAAGTCAGGAATCTGGATTGCTTGGATGGAACCGAGCAACGAGGAGCCTAGTTGGCTTTCGGTAATCTGCCCGTTGAGATAAGACAGGATCGCTGTAGCGTCGCTGCTACTTGCCCCTTCTACCCCCGCGCCGGTGCTGCTCGGATACCAAGGCCCAACGTTCCCCGACGTATCGACAAGGCGCGCCCAAAACCAAATCTGATAACCTGACGCAAGCCCGAGTAGCGAAGTCTTGTTCGTCGGGTAGCTGTACGTCCCCTGTTGAGTCGCGCTAGAGAACGAATTGTTCGGACTGGACCAAATCTCCGTATAAGCGGTATCCTCTGCCCCGATAGCCGGGAATGACCAATTTAGGTCAATAGCGAAAATCTTATCCGTGGTAGCTGTGAGGCTGGCCACGGCCGGGGGAGCCCCGGTCTTGCCCTGAATCGCAGTAAGCACGGAGTACGCATACACCGAGCTAATACCCATCCCGTTTGTAGCCAGCACGCGGGCCATGTACTGGCCGGTGTACACATTGGCTACGTCAAGGGAAAGCTGGCTGGTAGTTCCCGCATCTACCCATGATCCGTTATCCTTCTGCCACTGCACCTTATACGTCTGCGCGCCGGTAGCAGAAACCCAAGAGATAGTCAGGTTAGTTTTTGCTATGCCCTGATCGGTAACGATGTACTGTGCGCACGTCACACCGGACGGCGGCAGTTGTGTCGTGTATGTGTTGCCAGTGACCGGCCGCACGTCCATAGCTGCGCCGTCATCAATCGCCGCATACTTCCCCGGCTCATACTGCGTACCGACAATCTCAAACGTATAGCCGTCTTTTTCAGTGACAGACGTAACGCGGAACAATTGGGATTCAAGCGTACCGCTCTCCATCATCCACACACCGCCCGCGACAGGCAGAGTAGCAAATGCGGGGGACACGGTTATTTGTGCATCATCGATACTCGAAACCGTCGATTGCGCTGCCGTACCATCCGGCATGATGACGGTGAGGGTATCGCCCGTCGTGGCCCCGTCCATCGCCTTGTCGAGCGTAACGACTGACGTACTCTGCACACTGTTCAAGCGTCCCGCGATGCGCTTGCCCGCGCGCCCCGCATCCGCAACGGCAATGATTTGCCCCGGCTGGCATAGTGTGCCGTCCAGACCAACTGAGAACGTAACGGTATTTGTCTCGTAGCGAGACGTAAGAATCGTCCACTGGCCGACGCGCTGCGCCTGTCCCCGCGAAGTACACCCGAAGGCGGTAATCTGCGCTTGGTTGAGACCGTAGCGCGCGATACCCGTGGCATCCTCTACGTACTCCGGCTCCTGCTTATAGGCATTGGCCGGATTGTTCCAAGTGACCACCGCAGCCGTGTAGCGATTCTTTAGCGACGAGCCGACATACTTGAACTGACCGCCGATTACGTTCGCTTGCGTGTACACGTACACCGGGTCTTGTGGCATGTCGGCCGTGGCTACTGCCTGCCCCGCTCCCCAATACGCCATTCCCCGGAACACGGAGGCGATATCCTGCAACACCTTGAAACAGTCGTTCTGCGAGGCGATATAGCAATTGCACGTAAAGCGGGGTTCCTTCGTTCCTGCGCCAGTACCGTCGTCTACCATCTGATCGCAGTATTGCGCGATGGTGTACAAGCCGTACCGATCGATCTGATTCGCGTTGATCCATCGGCCCGCGCCGTACCGGTTATTGATTACGAGGTCGTAGAAAATCCATGCAGGGTTATTTGTCCACGCCTGTTTAAACGTGCCATCCCACGTACCGCCGTATGTCCTCGCTACAGGATCATAGTTAGACGGTACGTTTATGATTAGCCCTTCTAGGTCGTACGAGCGCGTAGGAAGGCTAGAAAACTGCACCGCATCTACCGACAGCATGGCGAGGGCCGAACACGGGTAGGTCAGCTTGCTATCGACCACTAGCGTGTAGCTAACAACCTGTGTGGTATCCTGAATGTAAACGCTCGTCGTATCCGGCGTCGTTCGCACCACGCGGATGCTGTATTGCGTCTTTGCGCCGGAAAGCGGGATTTTGTGGGTACGGTCGTAAGCGCTCGACGCCTTGCCACTGAAAGACGAAGTAACAGAAGCCTGATACGCGCCGCCGTCTACAGATACTTGGATTTGGTAATCGACCTCGTAGCCGTTCACGTCACCGGTGCTACTGTCTGTCTCCGATAGAGCCGTGACGCCTAGCGTGACCCAAATCTGATTAATCGTCATATCCTCTACGACGACCGTCCACGGTACGGACTGCGTAAGCTGAGTATTTACCGCTGTCTCTTGCCCGCTACCAGCGAAGCCGGGGATATAGGTCTGATCTACTTCGCCGTACCGGAAGTCCAACCCGTTAACCACGAAGTTGGTAGAACCGTCCGCGTTTTGATACGGCACGTCGTTAAGGTAGACGCACTGCCCCAAGCTACCGTTTGGCGGACCCTGTATAGGCCCCTCAGAAATGAGGTCTAGTGCCTGCGCGTATGTAACGCTAGACAGCGTGTCCGATGCCTCAGTAGGAGACGAGTTGCTCCCGGCCTTCGCACCACGCGCCAAGGCGTAATCTGTCATCTACCTCCTATGATTTAGCTGGTCGTCGGCGTCGAGCTAGTCGCAACGTAGTTGTTATTGACGAGGTTTGCTGTCCCGTCCTCCGCGAGCATTGCCTCGCTAATGACCGTCGAGCCCACACGCATACGCCCGTACAGCAGTGGCACAGGGCCGCCCTGCTGTGTCACGTTGTCCGCGCCGTTGAAGTCGTACGACTGCAAGCGGGTCGCCGGCTGCGGCGATATCATCTGAGAGATGCCCCCGAGTGCAAGACCAATACCGAGCGCCATAAGAGACACGCCGTACGGATTACCAAAGAACATCATCGCGCCACCAACCACGGCGAGCGCTACCCCTGCGATGGTCTGAAATAGACCGCCTGCCTTGCTGCCTGAAACGACGGGCGCGATACGTATATCGTGTACGCTGCTGGGATGTTCCAATTGCTTCTCGGAAATATTCCGCTTACCGACAAAGACCGCGTAGCGAATACCCCTATCCTTCGCCGTCATTAGCTCGCGCTCGAATCCGGGGACCATCGCGACAAGCGCGCGAAGTGCGTCCTTGGGAGAATGGATCACGAAGCGATGCAGACGACCGAAACGCGCCCCTAGAATTCCGTATAGGCGGATGCTTCTAATTTTGTCGATAGTTCTCCTCCGTATCTGAGAAAATGAGAGACATGTGGCAGATAGCGCCCGAGCTGATCCCGGCGGGAAAGTTGTCCCCAAAGATGGTGAAGAATCACACCATCCCCGAGGAACACTGCGGCATGATTGGGTACAGCATTACGGCTGCGTATATGCATAAGCAACACGTCCCCCGGCCGTAATTCGTCGCCGTTAGGTAGGCGAGCAAATCCGGCGTCAGGGAATTGTGCGTATAGATCGCTCCTACCGTCATTCCACCATTCACCCCGGCGCGGGAAGTCGGGAAGCGTTACGCCGTGTTTCTGCCAGTAATAGCGGCGTATGAGGCCGTAACAGTCATTAAGGCCGTGCGAGAACTCGCAACCAATGAGAGGAGCGCTGTATCCGCTAGGCTCGAAAGTGTGCCAGTCCTCGATAGCTATGGAGCCGTCTACCTGCGCACCGAGGCTAACAATGACCCAAGGCAGGCCCGACGCTTCACATGCAGACATGTCCGCCATGCTAGGCCGCGCTGACGCTCCGGGATGCGAATGCACGATAGCCGTGATCGTCCCGGAGTCCTCCGCGTCGGCGTAGTCCGCCGCGCTAATCTCGAAGTTGTCGCGCGGCGTAGCGGACGCATTCCGGCAAGGGAGATACGCGCCGCCCACAAGAAGGCCGCAACATTCACGCGGATACTCACTGAGCGCATGTGCGCTAATTGCGGCCTTGATAGCCGTATCGATCACAGATTGCCCGCCGTGCCTGCGGACGGAAAGCCGCCAAAGGTCAGCGGGTTACTGGCCCCCCATCGACACTGGCAGCCGGATAACCGCTTGCTGCACACGTCCTGTGCAGCGTTCGATACCGGATTGTTGTTTGCGTCGTAGTACGTCGTGCCAGTCCATCCACATTCGGTTCCACGATAGTCCCACGGGCACAACGTCGCGAGAACTTGCCGCGAGGGCAACCACCGCCCCGAAAAATCAAGGGCACTACATAGCGTGAACTCGACGTTAAGGTTAGTCTCGCTCGTCTTTTGGTCGACAATCCACGTCTCAACGGGAATCTCCGCTGTTGGATCGGCGTTCGGGTTGCCGCTAGATTCGCCAGTGCCCGTCCATGTAAGCGACGCGCCGGAGACGGGCACCTGTCCGAGTGTCACCTGACCGCTTGGCGACAGCACATAATCCGTCACCGTTACAGGAGCGGTAGTGGTGGGGATGTAGCTGCCCGGTGACCCAAATTGCGGCAGCGCGAATGATGTCGTTCCAGACGCATAGTTCGATGCGCGCACCAAAAAGACAATCGCATCACTAGTCGACGTGATGGTGAATCTGAAACAGTACCAGCCCGATCCATATTCATTAGGATCGATGCTAACCGACTCGTAGCCAGCGAAGGACTGTATATATGGCACGTTCTCTGAAACGTTTATGAATGCCTGCCCAAAAGCAATACTAAGCGTGCTGTCATACATCTCTATGCTCGGTATAACAGCGGACCCCGGCTTGAAATA